GCCTGCTTGGGAGGTTAGGCAACTTGTTCGGTGCAACCAATGCGGATATAGGACGCGAGTTCGGTGTTAAGCTTATATCATCTTCGCAGATGCAGAACGCGCTTAACAATTGGGATAACATCTCGAAGGGTAAGGCTCCGTGGGTAGATCGTGAGGACGGTATAAAGACCGTCAACATGGCTAAGTTCATAGCTGATACTAGGGCGAAGCTTACCACACTCGACATCGGTATCAGCGTGAGCGGCGGCTCTGCGAGAGCTGACTTCCTGCAGAACATAACCGATGATCTGATAAAGAGACTGCCCGAGAAGATGTGCGAAGCAGACAGGCTCGGCGGTATGATGATACGTTGGAACGGCACGAGCTGGGACTTCGTTCTTCCGGGTAACTTCGGAGTAACCGAAGTAAACGGTAACCGCGAGATAACAGGCGCGATATTCGCAGTTCAGGCGGTGGAAGGTAACAACACCTATACACGCCTTGAATATCACAGGTTTGTCGATGTTGACGGTGAATCGCTGTATCAGGTGACCAACAAGGCATTCAGGAACGGTACAGATATCAGCGGTAACACAACACTTGGTACACCTGTTCCTCTAACTGAGGTCAGAGCTTGGGCACACCTGCAGCCCGACACTTACATACGCGGACTGACTAAGCCCCTCTTTGCTTATTACCGCGTACCGGGCTCAAACACTATCGATGATACCTCACCTCTCGGTGTGTCGATATTTGCCAACGCTCTGACCGAGCTTAGAGCCATTGATGTGGCGATCTCCCGCAAGGACACCGAGATCGAGGACAGCAAGCACATGACGTTCATCGGTCAGAGCATTAAACGTTCTGCCGATAACAGGAACTTTAAGTTACCAAGATTTGTGCAGCAGCTCGGTATCGGTTTGGACGATGCAAGCAACAGCAGTATCAAAGAGCATACAGCTACACTGCTTACCGAATCCCGCTTGCAGGATATCAACTTTAACCTCTCAATGGCAGGCGTTAAGTGCGGTTTCTCTGAGGGCGTATTCGTTCTCGATGGACAGCGTGGTATGGTAACCGCTACCCAGATAGAAAGCGACGACCGAGATACCATACAGACCATCAAAGATGATCGAGATGCACTGCAATCTGCACTTGAACAGGCTATTGAGGGTGCTGATAAGATAGCAACCCTCATGAACCTTGCACCGCTCGGTGAATACGAGCTGCAGTTTGCTTTCGGTGATATCACATACTCCTACGAGGAAGATAAAGCGAACTGGCGTATGTACGCTATGCAGGGGTGGGTGCCTAAGTGGGTATACCTGATGAAGTTTGAAAAGATGACCGAGGAAGAAGCAAAGGCTATGATAGCAGAAGCGCAGATAGCTGATGCAGAAGTACAGCTGTTCCAACAGCAGCTCTCCGCAGAGGGTGATGATTAGTGCTAACTCCTGAGGAAATAGATGCTCTTATCGAGCCTATGCAGCCATTGATTGACGACCTCAATACTTTCATACTGAAAGACATAGTCTCCCGATTAATGGCACGACTAAAGCACGAGGATCCATTCAAGCTGTCGCAGTCTGATATCTGGCAGATAGAATTGCTGAAAGATGCTAACGCACACTATGAAGCTGTCAAGAACAAGCTTGCAAAGTGGACAGGCAAGGCAGACCGAGAGATAGCAGCTATCTTCGAGGATGCAGGTATTACAGCATGGGATGCAGACAGAGCTATCTATGAAGCGCAAGGCACAAAGACCTTGCCTATCAACAAGCTCCCCCGAATGGTGCAGATCATGCAGGACACAATGCAGCGCACCTATGGTACATTCCACAACTTGACCAGGACAACAGCACACAGCTCACAGCAGCGGTTTATCAGACTTCTCGATGAAGCGCACATGAAAGTTGTCACAGGTGCTACGTCCTATCAGGAAGCAGTCAGGCAGGCAGTGAACGAGCTCTGCACTAAACAGCTTGTGATAACCTACGGTGATGCTCCCAGTGGTCAGTACGTTTACCACAAAGACACTATCGAGGTAGCAACGCTCAGAGCGGTGAGAACAGGCACAGCTCAGGCTTGCGGTAACATATCACTGCAAGGCATGATCGACAACGAGCACGATGTTATTCAGGTCTCAGGACATATGGGTGCACGATATGGTGACGGAGGACATAACCCCGGTAACCACTTCTGGTGGCAGGCTAAGCAGTACAGCCGAACAGGCAAGACAAAGGAACTGCCGAACTTCGATGTATGCGGCTACGGTACAGGCGAGGGCTTGTGCGGTTGGAACTGCCGGCACAGCTTCGGGCCCGGTATTCTCGGGGTGAATCCTTACGAAAAGTTTGATTCGGACGAGAACCAGAAAGCCTATGACCTCTCTCAAAAGCAGAGAGCTATGGAGCGCAAGATCAGGCGCGACAAAGAGAACGTAGTAGGCAGGGACGAAGCACTCAGGAGCTGTCCTGCATCTGAGCGAGAGAAGTATCAAGCAGACTACGACAGAGCAGTAAGCCTGCTGCAGAAGCACATGAAAGCATATAACGACTTCTGCAAGGCGAACAACTTGAAAAAGCAGTATGATAGATTAGAGAACGCTAAATACACACGGCTCATGCGCACGCAGAGCCACGCCACAGCACATTAGCGGCTAGGGTAGTGAAATTACACTCACGTAATCTGCAAGGGCATACAGAGCCCCTCAGAGCACGTGAGCACATGGACTGATAGCTCAATCGGTTAGAGCACTGACCTTATAAGTCAGAGGTTAGAGGTTCGATTCCTCTTCGGTCTACTATTGGCGGCTAGGAGCCTAAGCCTAGCAAATATCAGGACATGGCAACGTCCGAAAAAGCCTAATGATATTCAAGGAGGTTATTTCGTATGAAAACGGAAGAATTAACAGCACTGGGACTGACAGATGAACAGGTTAAGAGCGTTTTTGCACTGCATGGCAAGGATATCACACCTTTACAGCAGCAGATAGCAGACCTGACCAAGAGCAGGGACGATATCACAGCAGAGCGCGACAACCTTAACACTCAGCTCACAGCGGCAAATGACACCCTGAACAAGTTCGGTGATCTTACACCCGAATCTATGCAGGCGGAAATCCAGAAGTACAAGCAGCAGGCAGATGATGCAGAGAAGAACTTCAATGCTCAGATAACTGCTCGCGATCAGAAAGACTGGATAACCAAGAAGCTTGACGAGTACGGTGTTACCTCCCCTTACGCAAGAGCAGCACTCACTTCGGAGCTCATGGCGGCTGACAGCGGCCTGACATGGAAAGATAACTCTTTCTTTGGCTTCGATGACTTCATGAAGGCGGCTAAGGCTAAGGACACGACACTGTATCAGACAGCGGACGAAAAGGCAAAAGCCGACAAACAGACCAAACTTGAAGGTGATGCACCCTCTTTCGTTGCCCCTCTCGGACAGCAGAAACCGCAGGGCGACACAAAGAAGGACATTCCTAAGGTTTGGTAAGACCAACCGAAAGGAAGTTATGATTTATGGCAAAGATCGCATCTCTTAACATTCTCATTGACGGCAGCTCTCCTGCAGCTAACGACTATCTCGCAGAGCTGAGCGGCGTTGTTATCGAGAACATTCAGAAGAACACTCTGAGCTACAAGCTCAAGAATCAGGAGCTGAGCGGTGACCCTGTATCAGGTACTGTAGAGTGCAGACGTTTCACAAACGCTACCTCTGCAAACTATGGTTCCGCAAGAACCGCAGGCAAGGGCGCAGCAGTTAAGGCTAAGCCTGTTACTGTTGCAATCGACCAGGACAAGGAGATCGTTGAGGAACTGGAAGCTAAGGACGTTAGACTGTACAGCGTTGACGATGTACTGAACAGACGTGCTAACAACCACGTTCTGACAGTAGCAACAGCACTTGACCGTGCTTTCTTCGCAGAAGCTAACACCAATGCTACCGCAGTCAACGTATACGGTATCACTGATGTGGCTGATATCCTCGAAAAGATCATCCAGGAATGCGAGAATACACACAACTCTTTCGTTGACGGTGTACCTCGTGATATGATGAGCCTTGTTCTCTCTACCGAGTACTACGGCAAGATCAGAAACCACCTCGACAAGTGCGAGAGAAGCAACGTGGACACAGGTGTCGAAGAGTTCTACGTATGGCATGGCGTAGAGACCAACTCGAGCACAAGACTGCCTGTCGGCTGCGATATCCTGCTCATGGTAAAGGGTGCAGTAGCACAGCCTGTTATGATGGAGCAGTACGTAGCTGAGAAGATACCTCTCTCCGAAGCTGTCGGCGTTGAGCTGTTCTACCACTACGGTACTAAGGCAGTAACCCCTGACCTGATCTTCGGCGCAGACTTCACACAGCCTAGCGAAGGTAACTAAGATAAGGAGCGGGTACCATGACATTTCTTAACCTCTTAACAGGCGCGGTCGTTGAATCGACCAACGAGTTCGTTATAGCAGAATGGCTGAAACAGCCCGATGTATATGTTGAATATGTACCGCCTGCAACGCCACCTACCCGCACAGTATATCTCACGATGCAGGCACCTATAACATCAACAGAATAAGGAGGGCTAACGATGCTTTTCATTAACAAGAGAACAGGTACTATCCTCAGACCCGCGAATAAGTATGTAGAGGGGCTTTATAACGAGAGCCCCATGTATGAGGTGTACAAGCCCGGCAAGGCTGCTAAGACCGCAGCTCCTGCCGAGACCGCAGCACCTGATACTGCTGCAGAAGCAGTTGAGGACAAGTCCAAGAAAAAGTGATGAAGGAGGGCAAAGGTAATGTACGCAGATTATAGCTTTTACACCGACACATATCTCGGTGATGCGCTGACAGCTGCTAACGCTAACAAGTGGCTTGACCGAGCTTCGGACTATGTTGATACTATCACATTCCGCAGGCTTGAAACGGCTTTCCCAGAGGTGGAAGCAGATGCTATCAGAGTAAAGAAAGCTGTGTGTGCTGTTGCCGATGCCCTCTGCTACATCGATACACAGCGCAGAGCGGGAGCAGCAAGTACCAATTCTGACGGCAAGGTAACCGGGGCAATAGCTTCGATAAGCAGCGGCAAAGAATCGGTATCATACGCAACAGGCGGCACAGCTTCGGTCTATTCAGCGGCTGCAAGCAACACAGCGGCGCAGGACAGCTACACACGATACATCGTGGAAACCTACCTCGCCAATGTGCCCGATGCCAACGGCGTTAATCTGCTGTATGCGGGGGTGGACTGATGTTCGGAGATACTATCACGGTGTTCAACTTCAAGGATGGTTATTACTATCCACACGTACTGCATGGGGTAGATGCCGTTGGAATATCAGACGGAGCAACAGCCACAGCCCAGAGCGGCAATACTAACTCCGACATGGGCACGGTGCTGATACAGACCAATGCAAGCAAGATCATAGCGGCAGACAATTCAGTACTGCCGTATGTAAGCCCGAAAGCGTATGAAGCTCTCGCAGACGGTGTGGAATCCGTCATAACATTCCAACCTCAGACGGACTTCATTCTGATAGGTGAGTACGAAAGCACAGAGCCTATATACGATGATGACTATGAGACTGGATTTTATGACGATATCAACAGCACACGAGATGGTGTGCACCAGATAGTTACAGCTGTTTTCTACGAGCTCATACCACACTTCGAGATAGGGGTGAGGTAAATGCCTAACTGGACTATCTCAGGTAAGGCGGCGTTCGTCAAAGGCATGGTGCAGGTCGATATCAACGTTGATCTCTCCGCATATCCTGAAAGGTTCGCCAGAGCTCAACAGCGGCTCGGTGAAGCGGTTCTCGTGAGCAGTAAGGTGTTTATGCCACTGCTTACCGGAAGCCTGCAGCAACGCTCCTACGTTGACGATGGCGGACGTAAAGTTGTGTTCCCGGGTCCGTATGGACGGTATCAATACGGTGGTAGGGTCATGGTTGATTCAGTGACAGGCAAAGGCCCGGCACTGATACATGACCGTAACGGCGTAGAGATCGGCTTACGCTTCCGCAAAGGTGCAACTCTTGTACCTACGGAACGGCGACTGAACTATTCACAGCCTACGGCTCAGGCAGAGTGGCTTCAACCCGCAAAAGACAAAGACCTCCCTGCATGGGTGGCAGAATGTGACAGAATAATAAAGGGTGGTGCATAATGGCACAAAGACCAATAGACGTTCAGGGCTCGGAGATAATCAGCACGGCGCTCATGGAGCTGATTAACGAATTTCCTGCACTGAATGGTAAAAAGATAAAGTTCTCGACCCTAGAGGATAAGTCAGGGCTCGGCTTCTTCCCGACAAGCGGAGCTGCGATACTTTCAAGGAAAGAGAGTATAACAGGTCATGTGAGACTTGAATGCGCGTACCCTTTCAATGTCATATACAGGGCTGCTGTGAAAAGTGAGACACAGAAGCTCGCGGTCAAGGAGTTCCTTGACACCCTCGGAAAGTGGCTCGAAAAACAGCCTATTGTGGTCAGCGGTTCCGTAGTACAGCTGCACGACTACCCAGAGCTTGACGAGGGAC